TCTCAGATTGTAATGAGCAGTGGCTGTCCTTGCTATTTTCATGTTGTCGGACAATTTAACATTAGGAGAAAGGGCAGCGGATAAATCCCCAAAAATATCTCTTGAACCACCAAAAGCTTGAGTAAGTTTTCCGTGAATTCCCTCGTACCAATTTGCCCCGTTCATTACAATCTGAGAATTATAATCTCCAGACTTTGCCAGCTGATTCGTGTCTCCTATTTCTTTAACTATTTTTTCAGAAAGCTCTTCAATTCTTTTTTCTCTTGCGTCCCCCGTTAAAAGCTTTCCGTTTCTGTCTCTAGCAAAATCAAATTTCTTTTTTTGCCAATTAATCTGACCTTCGTCTGTAATGTTTGCAATTTCAAGGGGTTGCCATCCGTCTTGAGTCGGGTAACGCTTTGATTGTTTCTTATATTCTTCTTGTGCTATTTTTTTAAATTTAGGGGCAAGTCCTGACTCTTCTATTTTTGCTCTTTCTCTTGGTGGCGTGTAAGCCCTAGCTGTTTGTTTCTTTGGCTTAGGAAGTTCAAAATCAACCCCAGCTGATAAGTCATAAGAATAATCTTCAGGATAGCGAGGCAACTGCTCGTCAACTCTAGGAGGAGGAAGTTCCCCTGCTATTAAAGATTGGGACAAGGACGAAGGTGCGCCTCTTAAAGTACCTGCAACGGTAAGGGCTTCCATGATCGAGGGGGATGCGCTTTTAGTAACATAATCGTCAGTAGCTTTAATAAGATTTTTCCCCGTTGATGCACCTACTCTTGCAGCTTTTATAGCACTAGCAGGAAAAAAAGGAGAAACAAGGTCAGAAAAAAGCCCTCTAGCAGCAGCCTCCGCTTTAGTGCCAGAGTCTCCAAAATAAAGCTCTTCTGTTTTGTCTGAAAATAAATCGCTGTCAATTGCAGCTTTGTTTAATTTTTCAATCAATGCTTCTTTTTTAAGCGGGGAAAGATAAGGCTCAATCTCTTCTTTAGGGGGCAAAGGAACATCACGGTAAAGAATACGACCTGAGATTGGGTCACGGAATTGCACTGGATCATAAGTAGCACTTGCAATATCTCCTGCAATCCCTCCGATTGAAGCAACAGCAGCAGTAGGAAGCTTCCTAAAAGTCTCTAGTTCAAAATAAGGACGTATGTTTATATTTGAATAGGTGTCAGTAGACACTCTTTCTGGTTGAGAAATCAACTTTCTACTAAGACTGTTAAGAAAATCAAGCATTCGTATAAACCTTCAACGGGATCTCTTTGCCCTTAACTTTAATTTCGTTGATTAAGTGTAAATCATATTTACAAGAATTGGCAGTAGCCTCGCCAATTAACAAATCGACACCTTCTTGCTTGGTTGCAGATTCTAACCTAGCACCTGTGTTGACTGCATCCCCAATCGCGGTGTAATCAAATCGTTGCTCGCTTCCCATGTTGCCAATAACTGCACTTCCTGTGTTGACTCCGATGCCAATCGCTATCTTAGGCAAGCCCTCTGCAACCAGTTCTTGATTAAGCCCTTCCATGTTGTTAATGATCTGCAAAGCACAAGATACTGCTAAATGTTCGTGGTCAGCTTGATCAAACGGCGCATTCCAAAAAGCCATCATTGCATCACCAATATACTTATCCACAGTTCCTTCAAACCGTTGGACCGCAGCTTGTTGTGCGGTTAATGCTTTGTTCATAATGTATGTGACTTGTTCTGGGGGCAATGACTCCGATAATGAGGTAAAACCTCGCACATCGGTAAATAGAAACGTGCAATATCGGGTTTCCCCCCCTAAACGAAGCAAACTTGGGTCGTTTTGTAGCCGTTTTACCTGCCTTGGGTCTAAATAATGCTCAAATTGCTTCTTAATTTGCTGTTTTAGGCGGTGTTGGGTGCGGTAATTAAGATAAAAAGCCACCGTAGAGGCTAAAATCTGACTAATTAAGGTCCAAACTACGTCAATTAGCAACCCATTAGCAATAAATTGCGTCCCAGCGTATGCCGTTCCGCTAAATAAAAGCACCGCAGACAGCAAACCCCACGTTACACCTAGCTTAATAACCAAAAACCACAACAAAGTTACCGTGACAACGTAGATTAAAAGCTCTACTGCAATAGCATAATCGGGAATATAAGGACTATTCTGTTGCAAAATTGACTCTGACAGCGCAGCTTGTATGTAATGTGGCTCTAATAACCCTACAGGAGTGGCTAATTGTGGCATAATCCCAGACGCATTAGTTCCAACAAACACAAACTTACCTTCTACATCCATTTCTTCTAAAGATGTTTCATGTGGAACAATCCAAGATACCCATTTGCGACCTAGTGAATCTGTTTTTACTGGAGGTAAACCTCGGACTCGTACTTCTTCAATGCCATTTTCGTTTGTTTTAATAACGTAAGTATCAACATCTAACAAAGTTTTAAGTACCTGTGTTCCAAACGAAGCTAACCAACCGTCTGGGGTTTTGTACAGTAGTGGTATTCGACGGACTAAGTTGTCTATATCGACTGGAGCAGTGGCAATGCCTTGTTCGGTCCATGCAGATTCACGCAGTATCGGTATGTTTTGCAAAGTTCCTGATGCTTTAAAACCGCCAGCTTCCTCACCTAGTATTACTGTACCAACAGTATCTGGATATTCTCCGTTACTATGCTCAAATAAAGGCAACACGGTTTTAGAAAAGCTCATAGAATATGCGAACGCTTCATCGCCACCTAACCTGTCTGGGTGCGGAAAGCCAATGACCCATCCAACGCCAATTGCACCATGTTCCAACAAATCGTGCTGTATTTCTGCAAGTCGGTAACGCGGTAACGGATAACCACCTTCTCGGTCAATATCTTCTTCAGTAATATTAAGGACGGTGAAATATCCAGACGGCTCTCCCTGAACGACAAGCGCATCAAAAGTCCGAAGCTTTAATACTTGATACATGTCCCACTGAAATACAAGCGGGATACTTAATAAGCTAAGTATTATTAAAAGCTTTTTCACGAACCTTGCGTAATCATTATTTGAGAATCGCCTCCACCGTTGACTTTGATTTGATTAACCACGCCGTTTTGTATCAGCATAATAGTATATGAGCCACCGCCCTCTATATCCAGACGAGCTTTGTGTTCGACAAAACGCCGAAAGCTAATTACATTTCCTGTAATTAACGTCGTTATCTGGGTGTCCTTGTCTTGACCTAGCTCTGTTCCTGTAATGTTGATTCCTGCTGTTTGCTTCAATCTGTCTTCTTCTTCGCCAACTGCCAGAGCATCCAGTATCGAAAGCAGGTCCTCAAGAAAGTTCACATCTAAGTAATTGATATCTAACTCAGTAAACTCAGCTTCTTCTTCCAACAAGTCCTCGTTTAAAAAGTCTACATCCAATCCACTAAAGTCTAAATAGGGGTTACTTTCGACCACGTTATACAATTCATCTACCACTTCTACTTCTTTTGGTGGCGTAACAATCAGCATGTTGTCAATCAAATCGATGGTCAAATCAAGAATGGCTGGGCTACTTGGAGGTCGTTCGTACATCGAAGCAGTGGTCGATTGAAACGGTTTGTTTAGTGTGACACTGCCAGAGCCTGTCGATACTACAATTTCGCCAGACGATATGCCGTTTACATCGGGCAGTAAAATAACCAAGCTACGCCCTAACTCATCTACCGTCACGGTGAAGTCCGTACCACGGATAGCAATATTAGCAGTTGGAGTGCGTAGTTTAATATTCTGTTTGTTTATCTTTCCTAGACCACCTGTAATAAAACGAGCAGTGCCGCTAGCAAAGTTCAACGCCATCTTGGTTTTATCAGGGTCTGGGTCGTAGATGTATTCGTCAATGACCAGTTTACTATGCTCAGTCAGTTTTACCCGACTGTCATCCTCAAAGGTTATTGCCAACCTACCAGCGGTGGTTTCTACGTTATCGTTAGATTGTATGCCTAAATTTAAATCGGCTTGTAATGGCTTGTCTCGGACAACTTGTGCGTTACCTTGTAGCTCCGATATTGCTCCAATATCAGCAGCCCACAGCAGTCCCACCGTCATCTTGCTCGACACAAACAGTGCCGTTGCTACCGTTAGAAGTAATCTTAACCCAATCATTATTTAATGTACTCGTTTGAGAAACTGTAAAAGCTCGACTACCGCCAGTGTGATCTAGCCAGAAGTAACCACCTGAACTAGCGTTAACCCCTGTGCCAGTATATGTAATCGTGTTATCAGAGCCGTCGATGTCCATATAGTTGGTGGCTTGGTCAATATTAATAGTTGAAGTGACCGTATTGTTTGAGCCTTGGATAATCCAATCAAGGTCTAATGTCCCTGCTGCTGCCGTGGTCGCTTGGTTTAGCGTCATGGTATTACTTGCACCCGTCACGTTGATATTAACATTACTAGAATCGGCACTGTAGGTATTGGTTGTGTCTGTGACTACATTCATGACGTTACTACTGCCAGTAAATTGAAAGAAGCCAGTATAACTATCGGCAGTAATATCACCTTTCCATAAGTTACTTGAACCTATTTGATTAATATCGAGTGTGTTAGACGTACCGATAAAATCAAAGTCAGTTAACGTACCTGCTACAGAACCAACACCACCAATTAAATTTCCTCCGCCCTGCTGCTCCAAGTCGATATTCGCCGTAGCACCTGACTGATCCATGAAAATTTCATTATCCGCGAACAATGGATGGGCTAACGTACACAAAATTAATAAAATTATTCTGTTCATTTTTTAACGCTCCAGTATCCTGCCGTTAGACCGTCTTGAATTGTTTGGAGAACCGCAGTTTCTATGGCTGCTTGGAGGGCTAAATTGACAGACTCGTTTTGCACTGAGCCGTTCTCTATCTCAATCAATTCTGTTCCTTGGGCAACAAATTTGAAAACATCCTGACTATATCCTACACTAAGAATACTCTTAGTGACCAGAACTTCGAGTAAAACCCTGCCGGTTAGTACCGAAACGGTACGTAACGACACTGTTACTGTATCTTTTCGGTACTTTTTTGACGCTCCAATACCTAAGTAACGCGCACCCATACCTCCAGAGGCTTGGTTGCTTTCGTAACCGACTACACTTCCTTGCATCAGCAAACCTGCAAACAGCAACGGTTTTATCTTTTGTTTCTCGCTGGCTTCTTGCCGTGTAGCGCGAATGATCTGGCGTTCCTTCATCAAGTTGTCTACACCAACGCGCTCAACTACGTCAAAAAATCCTTGCTTTTGACCGCCTGCGTGATGCAATGCTCTAATCAAATAAGTTACTGGGCTTTGCGTGACTGCCGTACTGAAGTTTGCAAATTCACCATTGCTACGCCGTTGTCCAGTGTCATCTTTAAATGACAGCGCATACACTGCAACGACAGGTCTTTTTTCTGGTGGTTCAACGCGAGCTAGTTCGGTAACCAGTAGCGGTCGGATCTTGGGCAGTTCTTTTTTGGGAACAACGTGGTTGCTGACAGTAGTACAGCTAGAAGTAAAAATCACCAATAGGCACAGAAATAATAGTCGTGCCACCTGATTGGTCAGTAACGGTAAGCGAAACAGTTTGTCCGTTAGTGCTGTAGTCAACTTTATTGCCCTCAAGCTCAAAGCTTCCACTCTCTGATTTTGTTTCTCCAAACATGTTATCCACAAGTTGTCTGGACAGTTCCGCATATATTCTACTCTCTAAATTACGGATAAACCTAGCCAGAGTACTATTATTGACCTCGCGCTCTGCTTCTTCAACCAAAGCAAGCTTCTCTTCTTTGATGGTTTTCTCTCGACTATGTTCTTGGTTTTCGATAGTCAGATAGTGAGCAGACATACCATTGCCTGAAAAGCTGGGACTTTTAAATTTGTGCAGCATTTCCGCAGACGCAGTGTTTAATGGAGAAAACAATAATAAGATACAGCAAACCAAAGCCACACAAAAAATAATAACAACATGTCCTACAATACTAGTTGCTGCCTTTAGTATCTTTTTTATCTTGGATCTCACGTATTTCAATCACCGTATCAAGTTTTTGCTGTAACCGTATGATATCGTTATCCAACATACGAATGCGGTCTATTAAGCCTATCAAAGTAGTTGTGGTTTCACCAAGTTTTAACTTAATTTCTTTGGTGATATAACCCCATATAAAGTAAATCATGTATAGCAGACCAACCGTGGCTACAACGGGAAAGCCGTATTCGCTAATTACTTGAGCAATATTCATCAGTCGCGCCTTGCGTCTTCTTTCCCATCGGCTCTTGATATTCTTTCTAAGTCTGGGCGTATGCCTAACACGCTACACATTGTACAATCCATGCGAACCATATCATGGTTCATGGTTTTAACTCTATTGTCTAAATTTTGTACAATCAAATGGATGCTTTGCACCTGACCAACCACAGACTCAAGGATGTATTTGATTGTTAGGAATATAAAGAAACCACCGATAAGCGACATCGCTATCGGAAAACCGACCTCTGCAATCAGAGCAAACGCTTCGCCCATCAGTCACCGCCTTTAAAGGCTTTACTTTGTTTGTTCGTTCCTGCGTAAATACCAAACACCGCTGCCATCGCGCCAACAACAATGCTGACCAATCCTGCTTGTTCTAGGTTTGGTTCTTTTAATTCCATAAACCAAGTGACTACATCGTAAAGCAATACAATGTAAACCGTAACAAAGATCCTAGGGAATATGCGCCAAGCATCTACCGTCTTGGCTAAATGCACCCACTTTTGAAATGGGTTGACCCCTATGTTATTAGGCGTGACCTCTAGTTCCAACTCAACCTTCTTTTTAACAGGTTCTTCAGGTTTTACTTCTGGGGTTATTTCGGTCATTGCTACACAAACCTTCTTGTAAATCGGCGACCATATCGAGAAGACGCTGGCATAGCAGAGCCTAATCCACCGACAGTGCCTTCAGAAGCAACGTCATCTGAATATGCGTCTTCATAAACGGTCTCAAAAGACTCTCCAAATTCTTCTGCCCTTACTTCTGCTTCTTCTGCTTGTTCTTTTGCTTCAATGGTTTTTGTTACCGCGTCTGCCGTGGCTGCCCCCGTAGTTGCCAATCCTTCTGCGTTGACAGTTCCTGTGTATTTTCCTGTGGTATCAAGGACTTGTATTGCAGCGTCGACCACTTTGCTTCCAGTTGTTGTAGCTGCTTCTGTTAATAACTCGGCTGCTTTTAAATTTGTTGATGCAAAAATTGGTTGGCTTAAAGAGTTCATAAAAGCTGTGTTGTTTAGCAAGCCTTTTAAAACCGTTGGATTGATTCCCGTTAACGAACCTCCAGCTCTTATTATGTTTGCTGCGTTTGCATAAGCTTCTGCGGATAATCCTGCGTTGATAACAGTGTTTGTTGTCCCAACGCCAAGTGCTGCTTGGCTTGCTGCAAGCGTTCCTCCAGTTCCTGCTGCGCCAACCCCTGATGCGCCCGTCAATCCTGCTGCTTGGGCTTGCTCTACTGTCATCTCCTTAAACGCATTTGTCCAACCGTTGGCAATGCTTCCTGCTGCGAAGTAACTCCCTGCTGCGCTTAATGCAATATTAAAAAAAGAATCCCCTGCTTCAATTCCTTGAGCAGTTGCGCCTGCACCTGCGCCAAGTGCTGCACCCGGTGGACCGCCAACCAAAAAACCTAACGTGCCACCAACAATTGCACCAATGTTTCCTTTTAAAAAACTTGAGAAAAACCCTTCTGATTTTGTTTGTTGTTGCCTAGCAGTTTCTCTTACAGCGTAATCGTAAGCTTGAAGTGCATAAGTTGGATTTAAATCAGAGGTTATTTCCCCTGTTTCTAAATATCGTTTCAGTGCTTCGTTTGATCCGTATTCTGAGTTAATTGCATTTGAAAACTCTGGTCGGTCACCTGATGCAAAAGATTTAAGTGCGCCCCAATTGGACTTATTACCACCCATCTTGTTGCCACCCTCAAAACCAGAAGACTCGTACTGCCCCCATTCGTTGTAAAGGTTTCTTAATTTGTCATATACGTTTTCTTCTCTTGCCCCGACGTTAGCTGCGCCTGCGCCTGAAATACTATAGGGTAAATTCTTAGCATTAAATTGATTGGGTCTAATAAACTGAACCCCTGCTTGCGCCCATGAAGAAGGCTCAAACAAAGGAATGTCTGCAAAACCTGCTGACCTTAACGAGTTTTTCGCGTTCTTTAACTCATCAGAATCTGGCACGTAATCTTTGTGATACATGAGATTAGTAGATAAATCGTCATAATCTGCGTTGTATTCAAAATCTTCACCAAGATATCCTGCGCGTTTTGCTGCAAAATTATAATTAGATAAAGCACCGTAATCGGTTTCGTTTAACCTAGACCTAATTCCTGAGCCTCTTTCGTAACCAGAAGCCATGTCGCCTGTTAGTTGCCCAGAACCAAAAAGCTCTGCTGCCTTACCAGCACCAGTCAAACCGCCTAGATAACCAAAATCTCCTGCAGTCAACATTTAAACTTGCCCACCAGAAAGCTCCATTGCAAGCAACCGAAGCACCTCATCAAAACTTTTATCTAAATCTTTTGCTGCTTTTGCAAACTTTCTAGGACTTAACTCGCTACTTGATATCTTGCGTCTTTCAAGAAAACTTTTTGCTGCTCGTATCTCTGCTGCTGCTACTTTTTTTACTGCTGCTTTCGCCATTTGTTACCACGCTTTGCAAGACCAATATCTTGCTTTGGTTTTAGGACCGGGGGTGTCGCAATTATGTCTTGCCCTAAAATTCTTTCGTCGCCCCTTTTGATTCTTTTTTATCTTCATGTTTGGATCGCCGAATGTCACTCTTTTTACTCGGTCACCATCCATAACATAAACAACAGATTTCTTTTTGCCATGACTAGTCTCGCCTTTTGCGATTCGTCTTGGGCTGTTGAGCTTGACTGACTTCCCTTTGTAGGTAGCCATTATTTTTTATGGACAGTTTGTACTGGAAAAGACGCTTTCTTGCTTGCGCCTTTATGCGCTTTATACCCACCAGAAGGGTTTTTCATTAACTTATAGCCTTTGCCTGACTTCATCCAATGAAAACCTTTGGGTGCTTCGACTGATTTGTTCGCCATCATTTTTTCCTTTTGCTTTTAGAAGCTTGTATTGCTTTGCCTTGTCGCTCGGCATCTGAGCGTCGTTTATAGACCTTCCCAGATTTACCCCAACGATAACCGCCTTTTACTTTGACGACGGGCAATCTACTTTCCCATCATTCTCGAAGAACTGTGTCCTAGTAGTTCGTCCATCATAGAACCAACATCGCCACCATGGAGCTTAATGACTTTAACTTTCATGCCATCGTCATCCATTTCTTCATACTCTTCTTCAGAATCGTCATCCATCATGCCATATTCTGCCTGATGGCAAAGCAACATAAAGTTAACTAACTGTTCCTCGGTCATCTCAAGACCTTCTGCATCAGCAGGAAATCCCATCTTTTCTTCAAACAAAGCGTTTAAATCTTCAATGTTTTCTACGTTAATTTCAGCCATTGTAAGCTCCTAAGTTCATACTGGTTAATGCGCCAACTTCTCCTGTTGTGCGCCTTCTAATATCAGCAATTTTCTGTAGCAAGTAATTCGCTGCAACTTGATTCGGGTTGCTTTTTCTAGGTGGCATGGGTCTTGGTTGGGGTGCAGGCATTGGCATTGGCATTGGCTGCGTTGGTATACCACCCGAAAAAGCTGCTGGGTTTATTGGAGGTAAGTTAATCTGCTCTCTCCATTGATGCTTCTAAAAACATATTTATGAAGTTGTCGTACTCTTCGCTAAAATCATCTATGTCTTCTGGCATAGCGTCGTTTAACTGCAAAGCAATATCAAGAGGAATACCTGCCACTTCAACAAGGTTTTCTAACCTGTCATAGTTCTTAATAAAAGGACGGTCAGGATCGATTCTTCTAAGTTCCTCTGGGTCTATAGAGCTAAGTGACATTGTTCCGTCAATGTTTGGAGTTTCAAATTGTCTTCTTTCGGATTCTCTCATTGGTTTGTCAATGTCTGGAAGAAGTTGTCTTCTTTCGGATTCTCTTAGTCCTTCAAATTGTTTTCTTTCTGCTTCTCTTCTTAGTCCTTGAAGTTGTCTTCTTTCTGATTCTCTCATTGATTTGTCAATGTCTGGTAATCCGCCCATTATCATGTCTCGCTCATTCATCTTTCATCGCCTCCATTTGGCTTTTCTGTTGTTCCATCTGGAGTTCAGCTTGGTTTTGTTGTTGCTCCATTTGAATTTTAGCTTGGTTCTTTTCTCTTTCAATTTGCAATTCGGCTTGTAACTTCGCAATCTTAGCTTGCAACTCTGCGTTAGCTTTCGCAGCTTCAATCTGCATATCTTGTTGTGCTTCGGCTTGCTTAATCTGAATGTTGTTCTGTGCTTTAGCTTGATCCGCGTTAATCTGTGATTGAGTCCTAGCTTGCAAAGACTGAGCTTCTAGTTGTGCAAGTTGTTGTGCGTATTGCAATGGATTCTGTTGTTGATTTTGTTGCATGTTCATCGCAGGGATTGGCTTCATCTGTGGTGCTTGTTGTACCACTTGCGCTGCCCTTTGACTGATCTGCATATCAAGCTCTGGGTCAATGTCCTCAAAGCGGAACTTGGGATCTCTGAGATTTGGCAAGTTTGGAAGTTCCATGTTGATTCCTGCTTGCATCCGAGTCCGATACAGTAACGCAATGTGTTCTGCGATATGTGCCATCATAATTGGCATGATTGCTTTGTTTATCTGAGGATTGCCACCTAAAGATGGGTCTTGCAAGAACTGAATGTGAACTGCAATATGCGATTCATGGTCTTGCTCTGGGAACGCTTTGATTGGTTTGCCATACAAAACCGCCATGTTTTCGTCGATTGGGTCTAGCCTTGCTGCTTCTTCTGGCTTTTTTAAAACCTCATCAATGTTTGGGATACGGACCGCTTCGTACATTCGTTTGTACGCTTCGTAAATATCGTGCAACTCTGGAGCAGAACGTGCCATCTCAAGAACCGCTTGAGCTTGAGCAATACGCTGGGTTGCGCTAAAGATATTCGGGTCAGAGACTGGAATAACATCAATTCGGTCATCAAAATCTCTTGCGTAAATGATCTCTGAGCCACTGTTTGTTGAAAATTCAAACTGTTCTGGCAAGTTTTCTGAATTGAGTTTTGCTAATAACTTGAACTCATGCCCTTGTGAGTTGTGCAATCTTTTGTGAATTGCACTAAACGCTTTGCTTCCTTGCTCAATCAAGGCAACCGTTGAGCCAACTGGTGCGTTAGGGTTTGCGTCCCCAACATTTAAATCTGCGGTAGATGCAAACCGTTGTCCTGCATCAACAATCAAACCCAATAAGTTAAACAATGCGCCACTGGGTTCTTTGAATGGAAGTGGCATAATCGCCTTGTTTACATCGTCAACCGTAGCGTCTAGGTCCACAAACTCGCCGGGGTTGATGTCCATCTCACCGCCAGAGACACGACCTTTAAGCTTGAACCCGCCTTGCATGTTTGCAAAAGCAGCAGAATCAAGTAATGCTCTCAATGCACCCGTCGCTGCTTTGCCTAGCCCACCAATCATGTGGTAAAGACCAAAGCCATAAAAACCTACGCTTGGTAAAAAGCGATACGACACAAACCAATTGCGCCTTCTCTTGTCTTCGTCATCCTCATCCCAGTTGCGTCGAACAGAAACCACTCGTTGAGAACCCATCTCAATAGTTACAACGTAAGGTAAAGCAACAACCTCTGAAAGATTGTCTTCGTCGCCCATACCATCAACGCCGTTAAAGGTTTCGTAAACGTGCATCTCTAGCAAAGTTAAAACGTCATCGTCATTGTTGTATTCGTCAACGCCCTCAATTTCTTGAGTCACAGTGCCTGATGGGTCGGTAACGTCTGTGTAAGTTGGCACAGGTAAGTAATACCCTGCTTCAACATATCGATTGTAATCGTTCTTCGGTAATCGAATAACGTGCGTGTATCTTAGCGATGTCTGCAAGTCTTTTGATTCTGGAGCTACGCAAAAGTCCTCTGCTTTTACAAACATAGAGACTTGTCTGCCTAGATTGACATCCCAGTACAGCTTCTTAAACGCATGACCAACTAAAGGAAGTTGAAATAGCATCTGGTCTAAATCAGCAAAATACTCAGGCATTTCCTGCGTAAGCTGATAATTCATAAACTCTCGGACTCTTCGTGCTTGTTCTTCGACTTCTTCGGAAGCGTCACCAACAACCGTTGTCTTGACTGGACCGCCACTGGGATAAAGTTCTGTGATTGCGCGAGCGTTAAATTGAGTCGCAGCTTCTGCTATCAAGGGATGTACAACAGTCGATAGACCTCTGGATGCTCTTGCATCATCAGATTCTTCAAGCCCACCATCAGGATCTAAGGTCTTGAGTCCGTCTTCGTATCTGGTGCGCCACTCACTTCTTGCCGATTCATCGGTTTCATACGATGTGATTAAAGAGTTGGCTTTTTGCAAAAGCTCTTTCTCGTCAATAACTTCAGCTAGGTTATCGTCAAAATCCGAGGTTGGCTCATCCATTACATCAAGTTCTGGGTCGCCAATTAAAACTTCTGAGTCTCCAAATGGTTCTACCTGAAGACCATCAGCAGGTCTTCCGTCTGCAAATGGGACAACATTTTCTTCGACTTCAGCCATACATTGCTACCTTTTGTGGACGAGGCTCATCATCCTCATCGTAATCTTCGCTGTGTGTAATGAACCAGCCTTTGCGTAATCTTAACCAAGCTTGGGTGCAGGTGTCCACTATATCGTCATTATCGCCTGTAGGGAAAGCAGCGCAAATAGAAATCAGATCCTTAGCCCACCGTTTGTCTGCGGGATACCAGATCCGTCCGTCTTCCAATAAAGCACTGGAAGCATGAGCGCGAGCTTCTTTGTCTCGGTCAGGTGAATACTCTAAAACTGGGATTCCTGCCATACGCAAATCTTGCAATAACGATTGACCGCTTGCTTTCTTTTCTATTAACACTGCGTCAGGTTGATACTCGTCGTAAGAGTCCTGCGCCAAACGTCTGAGTTCTGGGTAATTAACCCTGTCGTACCACATCTCTAGCACGATAGCGTTTATCTGACCATGCTTCTTAAACACGCCCCAAGTTGTTCTGGCAGAATAGCTGCTCTTTTCTTTAGTTGAGAATGCGGTGTCATAACTTTGTAAAACGTATTCAATCTCAGGAAGATGGTCCGAATCCCACTCTTGCCACCACTTGCTCTTGAGAATCGTGCCTCCTTTTGGCATAGGTCTTTGTTGCAGTTGTCCTGCTGAAGCGTATGTCCCAAGGCTTGTTTCCAGTTGTGACAAGGTTTTCTCATCAATACGACTGGACCACAACAGTTCGCCATCCTCGGTCCTTGGATCTACAAACCCAAGGGAAGATTGGCTTGGTGTTGGATGTTCTGGCTCATATCTTGCTGGAAGGCAGAGATGATCCCACCCTGTGTCGTTCGCCAGTATGTGTCCCGTCAGGTCCTGTTCATGCACTCGTTGCATGATAATAATAAAAGCACCAGTCTTTGGGTCGTTGAGCCGAGTCTACATCGCTTGATCCCACCATTCCAAGACACCTTCTCTAACCGTTGAGCTTTCGGCTTCCCTCACGTTGTGCGGGTCGTCAATCACAATGATGTCACCACCTTCACCAGTCAATGCACCATCAACCGAGGTCGCTATCCTGTAGCCTGTCTTGTTGTTCTCAAACCGTTGCTTTTGGTTCTGGTCGCCAGTTAACTCAAAGCAATTCCCAAAGTGTTGTTTGTACCAATTGGAATCAATCAACCTTCTGCACTTCACAGAATCCCTGATGGAAAGCGAGCTTGCGTAACTTGCAAACAAGAACCGCTTATCAGGTTGTATGGTCCAAGTCCAAGCAGGCAACGCTACCGCCACAGAAATAGACTTCATGTGCCGAGGTGGTACGTTAATGATCAATCGCTTGATGTCACCTTCGACAACCGCCTGAAGATGTTCTGATACTGCGTCTATGTGCCAGTTATCGTGAAACTGCCGTCCTGCCTCAATCGTTTGCCAAGAGTTCATGGTGAACTCCTTCAATGACCTCCGCATTTTTTCGGCTCTGATTTGGGGCAATGACAGATTGTTCAAATACTGACTCAAGTTGTGAGAGTTGCTCATCTGTTATCCTAGACAAATCGATGATGTGTCGTTGTTCTACCGTGGTTGTAGTCTCTTGTTTATCAACCCAACCTGCTCGGTTCTTGAGATAGAAGATCATAGCCGTGTTATCTTTATCAACCACTGCCTTTTGGTACAAGGCATTAGTTACTGAAACAATCCCATGACCTCTGCCTCTTTTTATTGCCTCCGCAAACTCTGGGAAGTCTGCTTGCTTCTCATACAAAGTAGACTCCCCAATCCCTAGTGCTAACGCTATCTGTTCAGCCGTTAACCCTTGTGCTGCGTACTCCTCAGCCTGCCGACAAACTTTATCGTTTATCTCAAACGGAGGTCTTCCTTGTCGTTTTTTTCTTGGCATGATTGAATTTTGCCATGCATTTCAAACTTGCACAAGACTATAAGTTACTTCTCCCCTTTCTTACGATGCTTGTTCTTTAGGTAATATTCTTTTGAATACTCCAAAAGCTTCTCCCTGTTCGCTAAGTAGTAAAGTCTATTCCGAGCCTTAAACTTTTCTTTATTGTCTTGGTAATACTTACTCGTGCGCTTTTTAAACTTCTCCTTATTCGCATGGTAGTATTTCCTAGTCCTAGCTTTCTCTCTCTCTTTCTTCATAGCAAGACGGTGTTCTTCGATGCAGCTAATCAGCCACGCTTTGAGTTGCTTATACATGGTTGTCCTCCAACGCTTCTTTCACCAGATCCAATGCCTTGTAACTGCATCCCCCGATATGCCACTCGTAGTTGCATGGTGGGCTACTCGCACTGTACCAATCGTAGATGTGAACAGGCTCTTCATCATCTCCTAAAAACAGACACCACTCAGCCTGAGTGCCATAGTCACACAAAGTCCCAACCTTTGGGTCTCCAAAAAGTTCTCGCAACTTATCGTAACGAGCTTTTACCTTTCCTCTGAACTGGGTGTTTGTGAATTGATCCCAATCAACTTTTTCAAATTTCATATTACTTTCCTTTCTTAATTGAGGGGGCTTGCGCCCCCGTTTAGTATACTAGGTTAGAAGTTGTAGTCGTAGAACTTTCTAGGCTTTTCAGCTAAACCGAAACGACTACCATCAGCAGATTTCCATTGACCGTATTTGCTTTTGCGAATCCTAAAAGGAGTTGCTTCTTCGATGCTAGTGATCTCCCACTTTTGATCCCTCTGATTAGAAGTGTGACCGAAGAACCCACCAGCATGAAAGTCACGCTTCCAAGGCAGTGGCTTTGCGTCCATTGCTTTAATCTCAATAGTCTTGTCTGAAACAATTCTTACTATTTCAAACGGATTAACGTCGGTGTATCCGTGGTAATTTGCATAACCATAATTGATTTCTTCAATCTCATAGTTACGTCGGTCTTCTTCCTTCACCTTGCTCATGCAATCTTTTGCGAAAGCAATTGCATCTTCCTTGGTGTCGAACTCAGAACCTGTTGATATGACCTTGGTGTCCAACCAATCATAACCTTTGTAATTAGTTGCACCATGCAAATAATCAGGGTCTTCTTGATTGACAATTTCTTCTTCAAGTTTTACCGCGTATTTTTTGACTACGTTTTCCATTTTACTTTCCTTTCTCAGTTAATGAATATCTTCAACACCATTAATTATACCTATCTCACAGAAAGATGCAACTCTTTTGTTTACCTTTATTATCAATAACTTACAACGTTTCTCAAACAAAAGTAACCTAATGTTACCAAACTTTGGTAACGGTTACCGCTAGAATTGGCAAACGGTAACATTCATAACCCATTCTTTTTTAATTATTTTTTTGTGTTTGTAACCGCGAAACCGAACTTTGCGAGATTTGAAAATTTATTTTTTTTCTTTTAAATATTCCTTTATAATAAAAGCTTATGATTAATCAAATGGATTTTGAATTACAAGCTGCGAAAGAAGCAACCGAGACAATGCTTGATGCGCTATTTGAAAACGATGACGTAAGTAAAGGCGCAATCTACGCTGGGGTACTTGCCGTTGTCTTGCGAGACTTGCGTGATGAAGCACCAACGACGGAGGCAATGTTAGCGGTCATTAGTATCGCGCTTGCATCCAGTGCATTTGATAACGAGGAAACAGAACAATTTTTTTGTTGACAGTTTGAAGAACGAGGCGCATAATTTTTAGTTCGACCTCAAGAAAGTTAGAAAGGAAAAATAAAATGGCTACCGTTTACGTCGTACAACGACCGACACAAAATAAATTTGGTTGGACTCCAGATCTGTCTGATGCTGCCAAGTATGGTGAGCTTGAGATTATCTTTGAGCCGTCCGAGCAACCACAGTTTTCACCAGCTCCCGCAATTCACAAAGCAAAGAAGATATTAAAAGACTTCAGTGAAGATGACTATTTGCTGTGGGCAGGCGGTGGAGATCCAACCGCAGTGATGATTGCTTGCATGGCAGCGTCACAAGTTTCCCCTAAAGTAAGTATCTTGCGATGGGAGAGAAACTTTGATACGCATCGTGACCGACGTAAAGGTTGGTACATGCCATGTACTTTGGAGATGCGGTCATGAACTCCAACATAGATTATCTGGCTGATGCCAATGCAGATGTCACGGACCTGAATGAAATAAACGAGATGGCAAATCGGTTACAAGATTTAGAAGCCGAGGTTGTCTTGTTAGAAAAGAATTTGAAAGATAAGAAAGCAGAACTGCGGATATTGTCCGAACAAGAATTGCCTGAAGCTTTAGCGAGTGTTGGGCAAATTTCTTGGGATCTATCTGACGGCAAGCAACTTATCGTGAAAGATTTTGTTCGCGCAAATATTCCTGCTGATGGCACGATTGAACGTGCTAAAGGCGATAGACAGGGGATTTTACGCCAACAAAAAGACGACGCTCTAAATTGGTTGAGAGAAGCAAACGCTGACTCACTGATTAAGAACGCTGTCGAGATCCAGTTCGGGAAGGGTCAGGACTCTGAAGTCAACGAGCTTTGTAAAGAGCTTGAAGGTTCAGGTTTGAATCCAAAACGAACTGTTAATGTACATCCCAAAACGCTTGAAGCCTTCGTAAAAGAACGCCTAGCGGATGGGAAATATGTACCAATCGACCTTCTAAATGTACATGAAGGCAAAAAAACTATTATTAAATAAGGTGAATAATATGAATGATATAGCGAAAAAAGAGAAAACAGATGTTGTGGCTTTTGATAACAGCGTGTTCCTTGAGGACGCTGACACTGCTGCGGAGAACATGACCGCAGACAGTTTTCAAATACCACGGGTCTACTTATTACAACAGATGTCTAACGCCGTACAAAAAAGCGGTGATGATTACATCGAAGGGGCTGAGGCAGGTAAGATTTTAGAGTCTGCATCTCAAACAATCTACGATGGAGAAAAGGGCATTACTTTTGTTCCTGCGTATTATGAACGAACTTGGGTCGAGTATGGAAACGACGGCAAGAAATTTGAGCGTGACCACGGCACAGATTTATCTGTGGTGGATGGTGGTAAGCACGTTGGTAAAACGTATGAGTTTCCTGTCGACAACGGCAACTTGATCCGAGAGACTGGCAATTATTATGGACTGTTGGTCGATGACGCAGGTGCGAATCCTGCGGTGTTGGGCATGAGCAAGACTAACTTAACTTCATCGAAGCAATTCAACATGATGATGGCAAGGCTCAGAGTTCCACATCCAAAAAATAAAGGTGAGACATTCAATCCTGCCAGTTTTTGGAATGCGTATACCCTGACGACTCAACCTAAAAAGTGGGATGAGGGAACAAGTTTCATTTATAAAGTTGCTCCAATGTTTGACGCAAACTCTGGTGGAGTGGTTGCCAACTTGCCGAACGGTGGTGAGATTTACATGAAAGCAAAAGCTTTGAGGGAGGATATAAAGCAAGGTGCTGCTAAAGCTTCCGAAGACGTAATGTAAGTCACGGTCGGGGGGCGGGGATATCATAAGTGGTTGTGGGTTATATGATCTCCGTTCCCCGACATCTTTCAGAAAGGAAATATCGTGCAAGATTTTATTGAATTATTTACGGGTTATGAATTAGCCCACGGACAATTTCGAGTTCAGAAAGAAGAGCAGGATGGTAAAGTTTCTGGTCGTGCCGTCACGATCTCAGAGCCTGCTACCGAAGAACACTTCAACAAACATTTGTCAGGTGGAGAGTACATACTCGGTATCATCCCATTAAAGCAAGACAACAAGTGTAACTTTGGCGTGATTGATATTGATATCCGTGGCGAGGTGAAGCTTTCGGAAACGCTTGAGTCTTTGGAGAAAAAAGTCAGAGACACTCCGCTTGTCATGTGTCGAAGTAAGTCAGGTGGCGCACATCTGTATTTGTTCTGCGAACCTGCGATTGGCGCAAGAGATATGGTGCTAAAGCTGAATGAGTTTGCGGCGTCACTTGGCTATGGTGGCGTAGAAATATTCCCTAAGCAAACATCGAGAGCAAACGATAAGGACCGAGGCAACTGGATTAACCTGTGCTATTGGGCGGGTGATAAGTCTGAGAGATATGCAATTCACCACGGCAACAAGTTAAACCTTGCCGAGTTTGTTGATCTTGCTAAGTCAAAGCGAGTCACGCCAGAACAATTAGAAGATTTTACTGTGGACTTGGACTCAGCCTTTGAGGACGGACCGCCATGTTTGCAACACATTTCAACGATTGGTTTTCCTGAAGGTGGCAGGAACATTTCGCTTTTTAACGTCGGTGTATACTACCGCAAAAAGAATCCCGATGATTGGCAAGAAGACTTGATGAAGTTCAACTACGAGTCATTAGACTCTCCGTTACCAAGTGGTGAGGTCAATGCGTTAGCAAAGTCTGTTGCTAAAAAAGACTATGCTTACACTTGTAAGCAATCACCGATTTGTAACTATTGTGAAAAGTCCAAGTGCATGAAACGTGAGTTTGGCATTGGAGGATTTGGTGGTGGTGCGAGTCTTGAGATTGATGCGATCACAAAATACGAGACTGAGAACAAAAGCTCAGTCAGGTGGTACATTGAGATACAAGGTGAACGAATTGAGATAACCACTGCACAACTTTTAGATCAACGACAGTTACAAAAGATTTGTGTTGAGAAGCTAAACAAGTGCCCGAGCGCAATGCCTGCACAAGCTTGGGAACAAAGAATCAATACCTTGTTACAGTCAGTGGAGGTGGTGATTGATCCCGATGACGCTTCTCCTGAAGGTCAGTTTGAGAAAGCACTCGACGCATTTTTGACAGGGAAGGTTCAAGCAAGACACCGTGACGAGATTATGAATGGGAAGCCATTTC